CTATCGCCGTACATTTAATACGGAGGATGGGGAGCAAGTGCTTAGTGATCTTAAAAAGCGTTTTGCTTTTGAGACAACCACTTTTGTTTCTGGCGATCCCCATCAATCAGCTTTCCAAGAAGGCCAACGCGCAGCAATATTATTGATCGTCAGTATGTTGGCTGAAGGAAAAAGTAAGGATAGGAATACCCAATGAGCGAAGAGATAACCCAAGATGCTGGACCTCAAGAAGTCGCTGAAGCAGTTGTAGCGGAGCCTGTAGTACAGGAGCCAGGTGCACAACAAGAAGTCGCACAACCTGTTAGTGGAGGTAATTGGCTAAGTTCGTTAGATGAAACGTACCAGCAAGATCCTTTGATTAACAAGTTTGCAAGTGCTAACGAGCTAGCAAAAAGCCACATTAGCGCGCAAAGAATGATTGGTGCTGATAAGGTAGTTATACCCGGTCAGTCTGCTACGCCGGATGAATGGCGCGCAGTTTATCAAAAGTTAGGCGCTCCGCAAGATCCGGCTAATTATGAACTAGAGCAAACGGATGTATTTGACGAAACATCTTTTGATGCTTTTAAAAACAAAGCTTATGAGCTTGGATTGTCTAATCAGCAAGCAAAAGAGATTGCTGGTTTGTATGCAGATCAAGTAAATACTGGTCGGCAAGTTTTAGAGCAACGTGCAGAAGAGGTGCGTTTTTCCGGGGAGCAAGAGTTACGACAGCAGTTTGGAGATCACTTTGACCAACGTTTAGAAATGGCAAGGTCTGCTTCTCAAACTGTAATGAATGAAAACGATTTAAAGATTTTTTCTGAAGTGCAGTTAGCAGACGGTAGATTGCTAGGGGATCACCCGGCGATTGTCAGAGCGTTTACAAAAGTAGCTGAACTTCTAGGAGAAGATAATTTAGTCGGTGAAACGACTGAAATGGTTATGAGTTCGCAAGATGCAAAACAGCGATATAATGAAGTTGTTCAACAAGGATCTCCCTATTGGGATAAATTCCACGCTGAACATCAAAATTATATTGATGAAGCTTTGCACTTACGTTCTTATTTTACTGGATAACCGAAAGGCCCAGAACGTCAAGCTTGTGCGTCAAGCGGAGTAGCTAACCTAATTAGTAGCATTGGCCCCGAAAGGGATAACCACGCGCAGCAAACTTAAACCTAAACTGTAAAGGAGAGACTTATGTCTACTCAGATTACTACAGCTTTTGTTCAACAGTTTTCCGCGAACATCCAAATGCTATCACAGCAAACGGGTTCGTTGCTGCGAGATGCAGTAGACTCGGAAAGTGTGAACGGTGAAAAAGCTTTTTTCGACCAAGTAGGTGCAGCGGCAGCTGTTCTACGAACTTCACGCCATGCTGATACGCCTTTGGTGGAAACACCACACAGCAGACGGATGGTAACAATGGCAGACTATGAATACGCAGATTTGATCGACGATGCAGACAAAGTACGTTTGCTAGCTGATCCAACATCTACTTATTCTAGGGCAGCAGCGGCAGCTATGGGTAGAGCAATGGATGATGTAATTATCACTGCGGCTCTCGGTACGTCAACTACTGGTAAAGATGGCAGCACTTCTACAGCGCTTCCAGCTGGACAGAAAATTGCACATGGCAGCGCCGGGTTAACTATTGCAAAGCTTCTAAGTGCAAAAGAAACCTTAGATGCTAACTCTGTTGATCCATCAATCACACGGCACATAATTGTATCGCCAAAGCAAATCTCTGATCTGCTTAACAATACAACCGTAACGTCAAGTGATTTTAATACTGTTAAGGCTTTGGCTACAGGTGAGTTAAACTCATTTGTTGGTTTTAACTTTATCGTATCTAATCGTTTGAACACTGACAGCAACAGTGACCGTCAGGTTATTGCTTTTGCCAGTGACGGTATCAAGCTAGCAATTGGTAAAGAACCATCTGCTCGTATTGATGAACGTGCTGATAAATCTTACTCAACGCAAGTCTATTACTGTCAGTCTATCGGTGCTACACGCATGGAAGAAAGTAAAGTAGTAGAAATTGCGTGTAACGAATAAGGAGGTTGACTAATGGCTACTGTTTATTCAGCACAACGCACTAATTCACGAGCTACACCAGCCGTGATGAACAAAGCAAACGAAATGAGCGGCAGAATTAGAGTTGCTCATGGTACTTACGAGGCATCTTCTTTAGCGTCTGGTGACGTTATTGAAATGTTTATCATGCCTGATGGCGCTAGATTGCTAGAAGGATCACTTGCACACGATGCAATGGGTTCGTCTACAACCTTGTCTGTTGGCTATGCTGCACATACTAACGCAGCTGGCACAGCGGTAAGCGCGGCAGCGGCGGCTTATAAAGCAGCTGCGGCTTCTACATCAGCGCAAAAGGTAGACATCCTTGCTACACTAGCTCTAGGCTCTGGCACAGAGTTAGATGCTAACGAGGACGGTGTTCCTGTAACGGTAACAATGGGCGGTGCAGCTGGCACTGGTACTGTTGAACTTACCATCAAGTACGTTCTAGACTAATAGAGTGGGGCGCGTTTGCGCCCCCTCTTTTTTATTGGAGATAGAGAATGACAAGTACCGTTGATATTGCTAACTATGCGCTAAACAGTTTAGGTGCATCTAATATTACTGCGCTAGATGAAAACAGCAAACCAGCGCGCATTGTTAACCAGCGATACGAAGCGGTAAGGGATAGTGTGTTTAGATCGCATCCGTGGAATTGTTTAATTCGTAGGGCAGAGCTAGCACAAGAAAGCACAGCGCCTACATATGGCTACGGTAAACAGTATGCTTTACCTACAGACCCATTTTGTTTGCGCGTTTTAGAGTTTAGCAACGGCACATTAACGTTTCCGTTTGATAATATGCGAAGTAATAGCGATACTCCGGCGTTTATTATTGAGGGTCGCAAGCTATTAACGGACGAAGGTACTGCAAAAATTAAGTATGTTGCTCGGATTACAGACCCACAACAGTACGATGCCGGGCTAATTGAAACGTTAGCAGCTAGATTAGCCTATGAAATATCGTATGCAATCACAGGATCTACTACTGTGCGACAGCTATCGGCAGCTGATTACGATAGAAAACTTAAAGAAAGTACGTTTCAAGATGCAACCGAAGGTGCGCCAGAGCGTATTGAAGCTAATGATTTTGTTGAGGCAAGATTGTAATGGCGAGATCCGCACCCTCATTAAGCACATTTACAGCTGGTGAAATATCGCCACGCTTAGAAGGGCGTATTACGCTAGAGAAGTACAAAGCTGGCTTATCAGATTTAACTAACATGGTGGTGCAACCACACGGCGGCGTTACACGTAGACCGGGTACTCAGTATCTTGGCACTGTTAAAGATAGCAGTGTAAAGAGTAGGCTTATACCATTTCAGTTTAAAACAACAGATACATACATTCTTGTGTTTGGGGATCAAGTTATGCGTGTATATCGCAACGGTTCTCAAGTTTTAAAAGGATCGGCACAAAACATTACAGCTGTAACAAAAGCAAACCCCGGTGTAGTAACAATATCTTCTCATGGCTATAGCAATGGTGATGAAATATTTTTAGATAATGTTGTCGGCATGACAGAATTAAATGGTCGTAACTACAAGGTGGCTAACGTCACAACAAATACATTTACGTTGCAAGATTTGTTTGGCAACAACATTAACACAACAAACTTTACAACATATGCGTCAGCTGGGGCAGTAGATGAAATATTCGAAGTAGCAACGCCATACGCAGCGGCTGACATATTTAATTTACGTTTCGCGCAAAGCGCAGATATTATGTATTTTGTACATCCAAGTTACGCAATTCGTACTTTATCACGTACAAATCACAACGCTTGGACATTTGCCACAGCAACAATAAGTGGATCTCCTAATCCATCATTGTCAGGTACTGATAATTACCCTAGTGTTGTTACGTTTTTTGAGCAAAGACTTGTTTTTGCAGCAACAAATAACAATCCACAAACGTTATGGTTCAGTAAAAGCGCGGATTATCTTAACTTCACTACAGGAACAAACGCTGATGATGCACTGATTTACACCATTGCATCAAACCAAGTAAACAATATTAGGTATTTATCAGCTACGCGAGTGCTTACTATCGGTACTTCTGGCGGCGAATACGTGCTGACAACTACAAACAATGGCCCTATTACGCCGACTACAACGCAAATTCGTAAGTATTCTAACTACGGATCGGCTAATACGGAACCTGTACAGGTCGCAGATGTTACCTTATTTCTGCAACGCGGCAATCGAAAGGTGCGCGAGTTTAAATATATTGGTGAAGTTAACACAGCCGGGTATCAAGCGCCAGATCTAACAGTGTTAGCAGAACATATTACGGAAGGTGGCCTAGAAAGTTTTGCGTATCAGCAAGAGCCAGAAAATATTGTATGGGCTATACGTTCTGATGGTGCGCTTATAGGATTAACGTATCGGCGTGAAGAGCAAGTTGTTGCGTGGCATAAACATACCATAGGTGGTACGTTTAGCGGCGGTTCGGCGGTGGTCGAAAGCATTGCAACACTACCTACGGACACAGGTAATGACGAGCTATACATGATTGTCAAACGTACTATTAATAGTGTTACCCGGCGATATGTAGAACGAATGAAAGATTTTGATTTCGGTAGCAATACTACCTCTGCATTTTTTGTAGATAGCGGTTTATCGTATTCGGGCAGTGCGGTTAGCAGTTTTAGTACGCTGTATCATTTAGAGGGTGAAACGGTTTCTGTGCTTGCTAACGGCGCAAGTCATGCAAATAAAGCAGTATCAAGCGCGTCTATAGCACTTGATTTCTCTGCAACTAGCGCTGCTATTGGGTATGGGTATACATCTAATATGCAAACGCTACGGATTGAAAGCGGATCTTCTGACGGTACAAGTCAAGGTAAACCAAAAAGAATACACGGTATTACAGTACGATTGTTTGAAACAGTGGGCGTAGAAGTGGGTAACGATAGTTCCGAAACAGATCGTATCTTTTTCCGCGATAGTTCTATGGATATGGATACAGCTGTTCCTCTTTTTTCCGGCGATAAAGATGTTGAGTTTCCGGGTGGCTTTGATGATGATGATAGAATATACTTACAACAGACACAGCCACTACCTTTGACAGTATTAGCACTGTATCCGAGGATGAATACTTTTGACAAATGATAGCAAGACCACTTAGTAAAGTTCACGTTTTAGATGTAGCGGATCGTGTTCCGTTGCAAAACAATTCGCAGTTAGGTTTAGTTCTTTCTGCAATGCCTGTTTATTTGCAGCCGGGCAGAGGCTTGGCACTTATAGACAATGGCAAGGTTTATGCCGTGACAGGTCTAGCGCCTGTATGGGAAGGTGTAGCAGAAGCATGGTTTTTGCCTACGCGAGAAATGAACGGTAAGCGGATACAGACAGTACGTTTAGTAAAACGTGAGTTAGATGCCGCAATAACTAGACTGAAGCTGACAAGAGTACAAGCTGTTGTTAGATCAGATTTTACAAATGCACATAAGCTTGCAAAGTTTTTAGGTTTTACAAGCGAAGGTGTAATGCACAAATACGGACCAGATGGTTTAGATTACGAAAGGTACGCGAAATGGA